GCCCCGCCCCGCCGGCCGAGGCGAGCCCCGCCCCGCCGGCCGAGGCGAGCCCCGCGGCCGTGGCCCCGCCCCCGCGGCGTCCTCGGCGCCACCGTGTCGCACTCGCCCAGGGGCTCGACCCCGTCCTCACGGCGATTGTGGTCTTCGGCACTCTGCAGGTGCTACTCCTCGCATACATTGCGCACCTGCTCCGCGGCAGGCGCTAGCGGCTACTACTGTGTCATGACCACGGCGATCCATGCTACGAGCAGTAACACGAGCACGGGCACCACCGCCGCCGAGTGGCTCGATTGTGCCGGCTGCGGCAGTAGGGAGACTGTACCGGTGGCCTGGCCGGTGATCCCCTGTAGGGCCGTGCCGAGGCTCGCGCGGAGGGCAGTACCCTTTGCGGGCATGCTGTTTGTACTCACGACCACTTTTTTTCAATGCGCCCACCCGCGTCCACGGGGCCACCGCGCAACTCCCCCGTGGTGTGGAAAGGGGAGGGAGGCCATGGCCACCGCAGCGGCCGAGGGTTTCGCTCTGGCATACGGACGCCTCGTACACGGCGCGGTGCAGGGGGCGGTAGGCGGGGCGCTGTGCGGTGCAATCTTCGGCGCAATGTACGAGATGCTCAAGCCGGGCAGCTGCGCCCCCTCGGGGGGTGCGGCGGCCGAGCTCGCGGCCGTCGTCCACAACCGCCCCAACCTGGCGTCGTGCGGCACGGCCCTCGAAGCGGCCGAGGCGATCTGGACACGAGTCGAGCCGCGCTTCCGCCCCTATGTGTCGCACATGCTGCAGCAGGTGGAACTCGCCATGGCACTCGATCGTGCCCCGGTGGGAGGACTGGCACTGCGACAGGCGTCCGCCGCCCTGAACGAGGCGCGCCGCACCGCGGAGTTCCTGGAAGAACACGGGGGCGGGGCGGCGGGGCTGGGCGACGCATTCGCCGCACTCGTAGAAATTTGTGACAATACAGTCCACAATTTGTGCTTAGAATAAGTGCGACCAAAGTTTGTGTTGCATTTGAGAGCAATCAGCCAGGGTGGTGCCCGCACACCACGAGCAACAGAGCCCCGTGCAGCGATGCCGCAGAAGAAGACGACTGTATACCTCACGGTGCGCTCCGAAGACTCGGGCCGCTCGGCCACGGGAGCGAGCAGACGGCGCCAGCGCCTGGCCGAGCGCAGCGCACTACGCGAGTTTGCAGCACTGACGATCCAGAAGTACTTCAGGACGCGGTTCGACTTTCACATCGTGCCATCGGCAGTGCGGATTCAGCGTACATGGCGGGTGTATGCGATGGAGCGCAAGTACCGACCCGAGGGCGCGGTGCGCGAGTGGCCACCGGCGTGGGCGGGGCGGGAGGTGGTGTCGAATGCCGTGAAACTGCAGTGTACGATGTGCACTCAAGGGCTGTGCGTGCGGCCAATGATGCACGCGTGGCGAGCACGGCTTCTGATCATGAGTACACATGTGTGTGCCAATCTGTGTGCCGAGTACACCAGCCTGCGAGCACAACACAGGGGCACGGCCACTCTACTTGGGGGAGGCGACCTGGTATCGGAGGAACTCTTTGAGGCACTGCACCGTGCCACGGATGCCGTGTTGGCGCTGAACAACATCGAGGAGAGCGCCTCTAAAAGGAAGTACCATGTGACACGGAACGTGGCACACGACTCGCTGGAGTGCGTGGATCGGAGCACAGAGATGGTGCGCACATGGCTGAAGAAGACAGAGGCCGGAGAGTGGGCGCACGAAGGGGGCGACTGGAGCGTGGTGGGTGGCGAGTTGTGCAAGTACATGGCACGGAGCGATGCGGTGGCGTGTGTGGAGATATGGAAGTGCTACCTGGGCGCCCTGATGGAACAAGCAGGACAGGGGAGGGACCTGGAGGTCGACACGAGCGAGTTGGTGGCGTGGCTCGACGGATGGCTCGGGTGCGGGAACCGTGGGAATGGGTTCGGAAACCCAGTTGTGCACCTCGTGATATGCGCATTCCGCTTCGAGGGCTGCACACGGGCGAAGGAGGCGGTGAACAAGTACCGGGGGGCACTGGTGGCCACCGACTGGGTGTGCATCGTTGAGAAACTACTCAAGTATAAATGCGCATGCATTCAATGCGAGCGCCAGTGTGTGTACGACTTACTGAATGCGGGTGGTGACATCGGGGCAATGTACCGGGGTGTGACTGAGAGCGAGAGCCCCCTGTATAATTTGAAAGTATTCTTGTGTGCACGGACGTGCGGGGCGTGGCTACTGGAGGAGACAAAAAAATTCTCTAAATGAAATCACGATATTGTGTGACACTAACCACGCGAGCCAGGCGAGCCACGCGAGCCAGGCGAGCCACATGAGCCAGGCGAGCCAGGCGAGCCAGGCGAGCCACATGAGCCAGGCGAGCCGCACGAGCACTGGCACGCCGAGCGCAATGGCGGGGGGTAGCGAGAGTGTCGCGATCCTCGCCGAGACGATAGCGAAGCACTGCCGCTCCCACCCCACGACGCAAAAGATATGTGCACAAATCGATGTCAACATGGCGACGCTGGCCCTCGCGGTCTCGTCGTCGCTCATGACCCGCGCCGAGCCGCACGCATTTGCGTGCATCAGTGCGATCCTCGCGAGCTACAACGCCAGCACAGGTCGATGGCCAATGCTCCGCGAGTGGGTAACAGCCCTCTGGACGATGCGCAACACTAGCGGGGGGGCGCCCCCGCCCCCCTGGGATCACGGGCGGCTCGAGTTTGAGGCCTCGCTGGCCGCACTGCGATGCGATATTGTGCTGCGCCCCGACATGATTGCGGCGTTTGGGGGTACGTGAAATGCACGGCACGAGTGATTTTTTTTTGTGTAACATAGAGCAAACTCCTCGACCATGCCCATTAAGACCAAGTCCACCCCCTGGAACCAGTCACCCACGCAACTCGCCGCGGCCGCCGCTGTCATCACCGTGTTGCTCGCCGCCGGAGCCACTTACAACGCCGATGGCCAGTACGGAGGACTCCTCTGGCCGCCCGCCCTGTTCGGGGCGATCATCGGCAAGATTTCGGCTGCCACGGGGATGAGCGTCAAGTCAGCACACCGGGTGTCCAGTGGCCCCGACGAGGGCGACGGCGAGGCGAGTGAGAGTAACAAGAGTGGCCACGGCTACCACATCTTTCGCAGTATCGAAGAGTTCGTCACCGCACTGAAGGAGGCCAAGGGAATCGTCGCCGGTCTCATCGACTCGGAGCAGTGTGGCCACTGCACTGCGATGGAAGGCGAATGGGACAAGTTTGCGGGCGATGTCAAGAAGAGCAAGGATCTCGGGTACGAGGTCCATCGTCTCAAGTTCCCTGCGACCGACCAGGACAAGTTTAAGATGCTGGAGGACGTCGGGATCGACCCGACCCAGCTAGGTACGCCGTGCTTCTTCATATGCGGCATGAAAAAGCTGGTGCACAAGCTCGAGCAGATCGAGCGCACCCTGCCCGGGATCCATAGTGGCTTCTCCAAGGGCCTCTCGATGCTTGAGGGCCTTGCTGGTGAGATGATCGAGGATTCCCAGGGCTCCAAGCGCAAGCACAAGCACAAGCGCAAGCACAAGCACAAGCACAAGCACAAGGATGAGGACGAGGACGAGTCCGGGTCCGAGGACGACGACGCTCCGATGGCGACACTCGGGGCCAGCGGGGGCTACCGCATCCACACCGTGCAAGGCCCGCGACCGCTCGACGTCGACGCCCCGGCGACGGAGCACACGTTCACCGACGGCGAGATGCAGGCGGCCGCATGTGCGGAGAAGCTAATTCCGGAGACACGAGGATTCGAGGACGGTATCATCATCGCCCCGACACAGACGCAGCGGCGTTCGGTCACCTTTGCCATGCCCGACGAGAGTCCGCCACCGCCCGACGACCTGTCGGTGTCCCCCCCGGCCCAGGTGCCGCGCGATGAGCTCGCCAAGACTCTCATGTCAGCGCCGGGCGCCCGTGCGGGAGACCGCTCGGCGGCCCCTGACCTCGACTCCCGCAGTGGCGACTATGCCACCGCCTCGGAGGGGTCCGATATTGGACCGATGAGCCTGGCGCCCGCCTCGGCTACCGGACGGAAGGCCGCCCCCTTCAGCCTGTGAGGGCAGCATAACTTTAAATCCCCTGTGAAGACAAAATGGCCAAGGTCAGTGCCAAGGGCTCGAGCCCGATCGTACGCCTCCCCGGGCTGATCGTCGGGTCACACACCGCGGTGTTCCTCGGTGCTCTGGTGGTGTACTGCGTCACGGCCAGCAATCAGGTCCTGGCCTTTGCGATCGTCGCATTCGCCAACGCCGCGCTGACATACGTGGAGCAGCTCGCCGCCCTGTACATGTTCCGCTCCCAGAAGGGGAGCTACTTCATGACCTTTGATCTACTTGGCAACACGAGCATCGGGGCAACAAACCCGGTCCACGCCGGTGTGTCGCCTGTGCAGGACAGGCTCTGGGAGCTGCCAAGCGTCACCGCACAGCTGCTCTCGATGACCGCCGCATACTGGACACTGGCGACAATGGACCGCATCGCGGCCGAGCGCGAAGAGAGGTCCGGTCAAGGTACGCCTTCGCTCTACGCCCGCACCCTCGGAATCTGGGCATCTGCCGCCGTTGTCCTAGCCTACGCTGCCCACTACTCGTACAGCACCGTACTGCAGATAGGCACCGGCGTGGTGTTCGGGACCGCCGTGGGAGTGACGGGCTACAAGATGTCATCGACGGCACTGAGCCAGTAAGAAAATCGTCACCGTGTAGTCAAATGGACCGAGTGTTTGCATTCGACCTGGCGTGGACGCTCGTCTTGACGGTACTCGTCCTCCACGACGTCCTCGCCCCCTCGCAGCACGAGGCGTGCACGGCGGCGCTGACCGTCGGCCTGGGGGTGGTGGTCGCCGTCCCGGGAGTGTACGGCTGCGCACACCGGACCGGTGCGCTCGGGACCGGCACGGGGCAGGGGCTGGCCCTGGCCACGCTGATTCGGAGCTCGGCGCCGTGTCGCCGTGTGGGCCTCGGCATCGCCCTGCTGACGACACTCGCGCTAGTCCTGATCTTGCGCACGGTCTACACGGCGGCCCTGTTGTTCGGGGTCGCCGCGCTGCTCGCGGTGTGGCCCGATAGCGAGCTCGCGTATGTGGTGGTCGGAGGCGGCGTCGGCGGCCTCGTGCTGCAGTTGCTCCGGGCGTGCGACCGGGGGGGCACCACCTGGGCCTGGGCCATGCTGATCCCCGCCGGGGCCAAGCTCGCGGCCGTGGTGGTGCCCGGCCCCTCGCGAGGGATGGTCGAGGGAGCGGCCGCCGTGGCGCAGCTGGCGGGCTCAGCGGCGGTGGTCAGGGTGGCGCTCGGTGCGGCGGGGCGCTAGCCGCCCGCTGGCCGGGATGAACGCTTCTTTTTGTGCGGGTTGCACACGGGTGAAGCGACGGGCAGTACTGCGACCAAGTATTGCGCTCTTTGTGGCCACAAAATATGCGCATCACGGGCCAGCACAGGGGACGATGAGCGGCACACCACACCTCCCCGATGGACTCCAGCGGATGATTGCACGGTACGTACTCGACGCACTCTTCGAGGAATCGCTGTCCCCGCTCACAATATTACAGTGTGAGAATGCCACCGAGGGTAACCATCAAGGTTTGACGGGAGATGCAGACCTAAAGTACGTGTGTGGGCAGGCAGACGGTATTGTACGGTCGTCAGATGCACTGGTTCCAGTGGGAAGAGTTTGCCCGATGGATGAGGTGCAGTCATATCGCGTGCGCCCGACAACCATGGCAAGCGGAGAGATTGGCCTTATGGAGATCGAGGACGGCGGCGATGAATTAGATTTCTGGAGTGAATTCTTCCCAGCGGGCGTGACATCGTGCAATGCTGTCAAAGTGCCATGGGGTGCAAGCCAACGGGTACTATATCGATGGGGATGGTCACGGGCAACCATGGTGACCCGAGAGGTTCGCATGTGGAAGGTCCCGTTGTTGTTTGAAATGAACCATGGACTAGGTGGTGCCACCGCGGTCCACGTGCGACGGCGCGACGACAATGGCACAGTAATTCCGACTGACTGTATTCGGAAGGGGTGGTCGATGGACAATCCTAGCGGAGACCAAGCCAAACACTTTGAGTTTCTCACCGAACAGGAGCAGGGGGACGAAGAAGAAATGATAAGGCAACAGAGGAGGCTGTAGACGGCTGTGATGCACGTGGCTGTGTGTGCTCGAGCCGAACTGTGTTCAAGTTGTACCTCGGCACTCGAGTGTGTATTACAATCATTGTCGTACATTATCAGTTCCGATCATCTTAGCGTGGAAGCGATTACAGCCTGCCGCGATAACATAGTCGTCCAGTCTAGGCCTTATGGTGAAGCAAATTCGAAACGAGGGGCACAGTCGGCGGCAGTGATGTTTCCGCGCCACCGCGACATGGGGGTACTCGTGCGCCGAGGCGGTGATTTTTATAGCCTATGAATCCCTTTTGCAGCGATCCGTCTTGCACGGGCTACATGGAAGGGCGGGAGATATGCGGTGCTATCGATGGGCACTACAAGGGGGGTCTGCACGCGGTCCCGAGTCTCGGCAAGCCCGCGGTGCCCCCCACGTGCACTGTGGTGGCGCAGGGGCTCGAGAACTCGACGGTGCCCCACGATCGCAACCAGTGCCTGGCGCAACGCCCTCTCCCAAACGGTCGGACGGGCGCCGAGTGCTACAAGGCCACACCCAACTCCGACGGTACGGTCACCACCTCGATCGTCCTCGACGACTATTGCATCGTGAACGCCGCGCAGTGGTATGGGTGCATCGTCGACCACCCGGTACCGGGTGTCGCGGCGTAGAGGCTGCACACGGGGCGCGGGAGCGGCGCACCTAGTGCCCAGGGGGAGATGCACGAGCGACTCTATTTTATTGCATTTCGTACTGTCTGCGGCGCTTGGCGGCGTCTTCTTGGCATGAGGCAATCGCCCGCTTCGCCGCCTCCTCCCTGGCCTTGGCCGCCTTCACACTCTCCCTTGCCTGTTCGAACTCCGCGAGCGCCCGCTCCATTCTCTCCCAGCCCCTCGCCGCCTGCCGCGCGAGGAGATCGGCGCGCTCGTTCTGGGCCTGGCCGGCGTGCCCCTTGGTCCACCGGAAGGTGGTGGCGGCGCCCCGTGCGGACCGGCGGTCGATGCACCCCAGCAGCTCTCGCCACAGGTCGGCGTTGAGCACCGGCCGCCCCTTGGCCGTCTTCCAGCCGTTGCTCCGCCACCGGGCGTGCCACCCCTGGTTCATGCAGTCGACCACGTACTTGGAGTCGCTCACGATCTCGACCGGCCCCGCGGGGGCGTCGCGCAGGGCGGCGATGACCGCCGTCATCTCCATGCGGTTGTTCGTCGTGGCGGGCTCGTGGCCGGACGCCTCCGTGTCCGCGGCCACGTAGGCCCATCCGCCGGGTCCGGGGTTGCCGAGGCACGAGCCGTCCGTGTGAATAGTCCCCATGGATTTACATTGTTACATACTATAGTGTATATCGTATCCGCGGGCCGCGCGAGCGCCATGCACGTCCGGCCGCACAAAAAAATCCGGCACACCCGCGGGCGGCGCACCGATCTCGTCGCGCAGTAGCTGGCGATGGGGAGCACGGCCAAGCTCGAGGCGACGCTGCTGGAGGAGCACGTGCGGCTGGTGAATGTGGCGCCCGATCAGCGCTCGGCGGCCCTCGAGTCGGCCGCCGAGCGGATCGCGGAGCTGTGCGGCCTCTATGCGAGCGGCGGGATGATCCAGGTGTTCCGCAAGCTCAACAGGGCGGTGGAGGACGAGCAGGTGGCCCTCGGGCGGGCCGCCCACATGCGCGACTTTGTCGCCCCGCTGCTCTCCGAGGCTGGCGCGGGGGCCGCCCGGGCGGTCGCCGAGTGCCTGGAGCTCGAGGCCCGCGCCCACCGCGACCGCGGCGCGGCGATCCGCGCCTCGGCGCGGGTGGCGGCGGCGCAGCTGCGGATCAAGCAGCTGCTCGAGCCGCTGTTCCTGCGCGACGTGATCCGCGAGCAGAAGCGTCGCATCGACGCCGACCCGTCCCTGCGGGAGCTGAGCGGGGCACGGGCGCATCTCAGTGACCGGGAGCCGCGGGTCGAGATCACGAGCGACGCCGAGGGGGTGCGCCCGACGGTGAGACTGAACGAGTTCTTCGGCATCAAGCACCTGCACCGCCCGTGCCGCACGGCGGCGGGGGCGCCCTTCGACACGCCCGACGTGAGCTGGAGGGCCGTGGCCGCCACGGCCACGTGCGACACCGCGGCGGAGCTGCTGGGCGGCCACAGCGTCCTGTGCGTCGAGCTGCGGCCCCCGACCGAAGAGGCCGTCCACCTGGGGGTCGTGGGCGGCGCCGAGGGGGGCTTCGCCGCCCCCGTCGCGCAGAAGGTGGCGCTGCCCCCGTGGATGGTTCGCACCGAGCCCGTGGACGACCCGGCGACCTCCCGAGGCCTCCCGAGGGGCGCCGTGCTGGACGTCTCGATGCGGGGGATGGGCGGCCACGCCAAGACGATCGCGATGCGGCTGATCGCACCGACGCACGACTGGGTGCCGCTGCTACTGCGGGCGCGCGAGCCGCCGCCACACGCCGACTACCTGGGAACCGGCGGCGACGAGGCGCACGTCCCGACCGAGGACCTCGCCCTGGACGAGCTCACCGAGCGGGAGGCGCTGGGCGCCGTCGCCGACGCCGGGTGCGATGTCCTGCGCGGGCTGCGCGAGACGCAGTCGGAGCCGGCGCCCGTGTGGCACTCTGGGTGGTGCGTATGGGGCGTCTGCGTCCAAAGGGACCGAGTGTACGGGGTGATGGCACGGGCCGAGGCGCTCGGGGCCGAGGCGGACCTGGCCGCGATGTGGGTCCGCGGCCGCCCCGCGCTCGGCGTCGTGACGGCGCGCGTGCTGCGCTACGGCGAGACTCGCAGCAAGACCAACACCGCCGCGTGGTTCGACCGCGGGCGATCGACGTGGGAGCAGCTTCTGCGGCACCACGGGGTGGAGCCTGGCGACCACGTGGCGACAATGCGCGCGGCCGAGCGCCTCGGCCGCGCCGTGCGCTGCATCGCGGAGCCGCTGCGGTACTACGTCGCGCGCACGGCCCAGGGGCTGTACGGGCGCGAGATCGTCGATGGCGTGCGCGAGGTGCAGGCCCCGCCGAGCGCCCTCACGCGCAAACAGCAGGAGGACCTCGTCTGTGCGCACGTCTGGTCCACGCAGCACCCCTGCCCCGAGATTCGTGCCGGGCGGCGCCTCATGTGTGACTTCTACCGGGAGCAGGTGGGGCGATGCGTCGTCCTCACGGAGCCGGAGCCATTCGCCCGCACCGCCCCGGTGCGGCGCAAGCGCAAGGCCCGGGGGCTGCGCATGTACCAGCGCGAGCGTACGACGAGCGCCCGGACGCTCAACTGTGACTTCCCGGCCGCGGCCCACCAAGGCTCTTGAATATGCGACCAACAATAAATCGACAATTGATACTTGAAGACCGCATGAGAGTGCCCACAATGCGGCGATGCGGCGGTCCCGGACGGGCTCCGCCCAGTGCTGGCTCGATACCCTCGCACTGATCTGCTGCGCCACCTGCGCGCTCCTCTGCACAGACACGCTGCTCACGCAAAAGGAAGCTCCGCCCTCGACCCCGTGGGACGAGCGGTGTGGCGCGGCGTTCGTCGACGACCTGTGGGGCGGCTATGCACGGACGGCGGTGCTCGTGCGCCGGCGGCGCGACCGCGATGCGTGCATGGCCGCGGCGGCGAGCAGGGCCACGGAAGTGGCGACCGAAGCATTCGCGGCGGAGCTGCGACAGTCCGTGCGGGGGCGCTACCCCGGCGGGCGGCTGCCCCCCCGTACAATGCCACTAACGTCGGACGCCCTGCACGAGCTACGTGCGTTCTGGGACTCCCACATGGAGGAGGCGTGGCTACTGGAGGAGCTGGCCATTGAGTATCCGATGCCCCCGGCGGTGGACTGGGAGCTCGAGGTTTTGCACCGCGACATGATGCGCGACCTGCAAGCACTGCTGGTAGCACGGTCCCGTGCGGCGGGCTCGGTACCTGCGAACGAATGCCCGCTGCGGCCAGAGGAGCGCGCCGAGGTGGAGGCGGCGTTCGACTCGATCGTATCGCACCTGTTCTGGGTGGGCGACGAGTGCGCCCGGATGTACGTGGGGTTCGGGGGCTCCGAGGTGGAGCGGCTGCTGGCGCGGAAGCTCTGAGCCTGCTCATCCAAAGTGGCCCCTGTCCTTTACGTAGTGGGTACCGAGTTGCTCGCGATCTTCTTCTCCAAACGACGGCGGGCTCAACCTAAGTTCCTTTTTGAAGGCAGAAGTCAAGGTGGCATCTTCTAGAGGGTTGTATTCCTTTCCTAAAGTTTTGTACTGAGCATGCAATCTTTTACCACTGTACGCTAAATAGTCTGTCGAAGCCATAGCCTCGGTGAGCTGGTGAGACAAGTCTGCAATTGTGAGTTCTTTCTGGTTGATGACGTGCCTCCCAATCCCGACGGCCCCAAGCGTAGTCAGTCCGAGTGCGGCCGTCGTCACTCCGAGGCCCGCTGCCAGGGTACCGTACGAGCCCCCCGCGCTCGCACCAGTGCCCGCGCTCGCACCAGTGCCCGCGCTCGTACCCGCGGTCACCCGTGTGGGCCCACACAGCCGCGCGAGCGCCCCCGTCGCCCGGGGGCACACGTAGTCGCGGTAGGGAGGCATCCCGAGCTCGGGGATCGCCACGATGGACAGATCGAGGCACCCGGGACCGTATGCACCCCCGGCCTTCACGAGTGCCCGTGAGCATTGATCGGAGCGCAGGT